GACTATCACAAACAGCGAGAAAGCAACTATCAGGACTCGTTTTAATACTTGGGAAAAAGATGGTCAAGAGATTGACTTTTAGGAGAAATAAATGACAGAAGAAATTAAACAAGCAGGCTTTCACCCCGCAGATACAAACGGTGATGGAAAAGTTAGTGATAAAGAACAAGCAATGTACTTAGAGTTCAAACGTAAAGAGCTAGAAGATAATGATGCACAACGTGATGCAATTCGTAAAATGGCATGGTTTTCCTTACTTGGGTTGTTACTTTACCCTATAGGTATATTTTTTACATCATGGTTAGGTTTAGAAAAAGCAGCTAATTTAATTGCGGATATTGCACCTACTTACTTTGCATCTATTGCTGTTTTAGTATCTGCATTTTTTGGAGCTGACGCATTAAGAAAAAAATGAACCTAAAAATTTATGACGAACCGTGGCCTCATATAGTTATTGATGATTTTTTTGATACAGATACTTTAACATACATAAAAAATCATATTGAAGATAGCATGTACTGGCAAGAAAGATGTAAGTATGTAAAATCTCTAACTAGTGTTACTTATTGTTACATAAATGATACAAAAATTGGTTCTTTTCTTGAAAATAAATGGAAAGAAATTGATGTATTTAATTCGTTAGTGCCCTCAGATAGAGAACATAATAGATTAAAACACGTCTGGGAAGTAAAATATACTACAAAACCAGAATCTTTAGACATTCATATAGAAAACCCTGAAAAAGTTGCAACAATGACAATTTATATACATCCGCTTTTTGATAATGGAACTTTTTACTTTGATGCTAATAAAAATTTTTATAAAGCTGTTGCATGGAAACCTAATAGAGCTGTTGTAATGAGTAATAGAGATAATCACTGGCATGCTTATGCAGGTTACGAAGATCACACTAGAATTACTATTAATAGCTATCTTGTTAGGAATTAAAAGCATATTCTACTTGATACTAAGTTATAATTTAGTTATAATAAATAAAACTTAAGAGGTATCAATGGAATATTTTAATCAATCGTCTTATGATTGGCGTATCGCACAGTGCTGTCAATTTCACGATAAAGCACAAGCAAAAAAGTACAATTTTGGCACAACTACTAAAACCTACGCACTAAAAGAGGGAGGTAAAGAACGTGTCCAAACTAAAGCTTTACACAACTGTAATCAGTTACTAGCAGTTGTTCGAGATCATTTTCCTACTCAACCTAAAAACTTAAGAGCTTGGCGTATATCTTCTGAATTATTTCCTTGTTATACTCTTGATTTCACTAAACCATGGTATGAAGAAATATGGGATCAAATCTCTGAGATACTTCTTGAAGCAGGAACTTATGCAATTCAAAACGAAGTTCGTCTTAGTGTTCATCCAGGTCAGTATACAGTATTAGCCTCTGATAAAGCTAATGTTGTTGAAAATTCAATTAAAGATTTGGAATATCACGCACTTTATGGTAGTATGATGAAACTACCACCTAAAGAATTTTCTATGAATATTCATTTACAAGGTTTATATGGAGGAACTCATGATGCTGGGATTAAACGATTTGCGACTAACTTTCCCTACTTATCAGACTATGCCCAAAAATGCTTATCTGTCGAAAATGAAGATAAACCCAATGGGTATGACATCATACACACACTTGAACTTGCCCAACGGATCCCTATCCGCTGCACCCTCGACACACACCACTATGACTGTCATAGAATGGTTGAAACAGAACGAGTTAAGGTTGACGATAAAATCGTCAACAGAAAAGTTAGAGAAGTCGACCACATTACGGTCACGTCAGATTTGTTCAAAGAAGCTGTCAAAAGTTGGAGAGGCATACGCCCGTTGTTCCACGTCTCTCAGTCTTTCCCGCCAGAGAACCCTAGCTATTGGATGAAGTGCAATGCACACTCTGAAACCTTTTGGGATGAAGAACATATGAGTAGACATGTACCTATGCTTCAATACGCAGATTTTGATATTGAAGCAAAGTTCAAAGAAGTAGCCGTAAAAGGCTTTTATGATTATATACAAGCAGAGGCTAACTTTGCTGGAGAACCACTACAAGCAAAAAGGATACCTAATGACTGGTGATGATAAAAGATTTGATGAACCTAGAGAAGGGTTAATGAAGCAAGAGTTTATATCTTATGAGACAAAAGATGGTATTTTGTACAAGAAGACAATTACTAGAACTTTTGGAGAACCAAGCACTAAAGATTATTTAGATAGCTATGTTAGTTCTCCTATAGTAAGGAATTACTAATGAAGTGTTTAATATTAGGAGGTGGTGGTTTTATTGGACATCATCTTGCAAGACGATTAAAAAAAGAGGGTAACGAAGTTCATATTGCTGACTTAGGATGGTGGTTGGATGATAATCATGATTATACTGTTATACTTGGCGATTTAACTAAACCTTCAACTTGGCTTAAGCTAGATAATAACTATGATGAGGTTTATAACCTAGCTGCTGACATGGGTGGAGCTGAGTATATATTTACAAAAAATAATGATGCTAAAATTATGCTCAACTCTTTACAAATCACTATGCATTGTATCAATTGGATGGTAAAGAATAAAAAAGTAAAAAGAGTTTTCTTCTCATCTAGTGCTTGTGTTTATAATCAAAATAATCAAATGAGTAGACATCATATTGATACCCGTGAGCAATCTGCTTATCCTGCCTACCCTGATTCTGATTATGGTTGGGAAAAGTTAACGAGTGAGAGATTATATTTAGCTGCTGCTAGAAATTTAGGATTACAAGTTAGGATTGGTAGATATCATAATGTCTATGGACCAGAATCAGATTTTAAAGGTATAAGAGCTAAAAGTGTAGCGGCTCTTGCAAGAAAAGTTATAGAAGCAACTACTGAAGTTGAGATATTTGGGACAGGAAACCAAGTTCGATCTTTCTTGTATATAGATGATTGTATCGATGCGACAATACGAGTTATGAGATGTGATTATGATCAACCATTAAATATTGGATCCAATGAAGCACTAACTATTAATCAACTTGTAGATAAGTTTATAGAATTTAAGGGTATGAAGAATAAAATGAAAAAAGTCTATGTAGACGGGCCAACAGGTGTAAATGCTAGAAATTCTCATAATGATTTAATTCAGTTTCACACAGGCTGGTATCCTGCAACTAATGTTGTTCATGGGCTGGAGGCGACATATAAATGGATAGAGCAACAACTATTATCCCAGGACGTGGACTAGGTAATCGATTATTATCAATAGCTATAACACATCTTTTACATAAATCCCCTTCAATCGGCTGGCACGTAAACCATGAATGCAGAGCAAACTGGAAAGACTTATTTGATGCTCCTGCACTTGATATTCGCTCTTGTGATGCGAGAGAATATAATATGTTTGCTGATAGGTTTAATTCCATTAAATCAATAAAAGACAAAATGCACAATATTCTATCGTATTCGCATTATAGAGCAGAAAAGCCTGTTTCTCTGATATCATTTTATCAATCTTTAAAACCTTCCAAAAAAGTAAATAAATACATTTTAGATATTCCCCCTAACACCTTAGGTCTTCATCTTAGATTTCAAGATCATTTACAGCTGCAGTCTGAATCTTCTTATTTAGATAGAGTTCAAAAACTTTATAATAACTTAGGTAAACCCAAATTATTTATTTGTAGCGACACTCAATTTAAAAAAAATGAACTTGTTAAACTTTTTCCAGAAGATAAAGTAATTATAAATTATACTGTTTTGTCTAATACAATAAAAGCTAGGCAAGAAAGTAGAGATAGAAACTTGTTAGGCGGAATGCAGCTCGCAACTTCTGAGATGTTTACTTTATCAAAATGCGCTTGGATTGCTCCTAATTCTTTATCTTCCTTCTCTATGTCGTCATTTTTTATGGGAAATGCAAAACTACTGTGAATGAGAATCTATTGTGTTCTTTTTCCAGAGTTAAAAATTTTAGTTTGACATATACGACCTAATTTTCTAAAATAGCTATTATGGCTGTAATAAAACTAAGAAAATCTTCAAACGGACTTAAATCATGGAAACGCTTATCTTCTGATGTTAAACGTCGTCAGAAACAAGAGTTTTGTGCTTTTTATACTCCAATGGGTAGAATGGTTTCAAAACCTGCGGGTAAAAGACCAAGTCATATGCACCCTGAAGAATGGTGTGCGGCAAAAACCCCTTTTAAAAATAGAGTAATTAAGAGTTACTAGTGTTATTAGTACAAACCACACTAGGTTGGGATAACGTAAAAGGTATTTGTGTGTTAGCTAACCAACGAATAATAAGAGGAGTTGCAGTAACAGCTTTTGACCCTTTATGGGATAAAGTTTTTACATTACAGGAAGTAGAATGTATGCCTCACTATCAAAGAACTCATGTAGAGAAACTTATGTATCAATATGAGTTTGGTTGTGATGAAAAATATATTTTTCCTTTTGGTAACGAAGGATTTATGAATCATAGTTTTGACCCTAATGTAAATGAATTTGGTATATCTTCCCGTGTTATAGAATATGGTGACGAACTAACGTGTGATTATACACTATTAGATAGTAACTGTATTAAGGGTAGTGAGCCATGGCTGAGTTAATATGTAATTTACCTGCTATTCATGTATGGGTCAGAAAAGAATATTTAAGAGATCATCAAGATGGTCACGGAGAGTTTGTAAAAGGTGTATGGGTTTCTGCAAAAAGTTTACCAGGTCGTGCGTTTTATTTTGAAACTTATCTTCCAGAGTATGCGGCGCTTTTCGATAAGTTACCGATAAGTGCTTTTGTTTCTAGACCTGAAACACCTAAGCCTGATATGAGCTTACCTAATTTACAGTTTTGGAATTGCATGGATTTTGGTGTAGTTTCTTTACATAAACAATTTATAGGGTCAATGGATTATGAAGTTTTTACAAGAAATCATGGACTACAAAAAGGTTATTATATAGCAACCATTGATAATTATCATTGTGATCCAGATACTGTTGACTACAGTACAAGTGAAACCCCTGCTGAACACAAGAGCCATAATTTATTAGAATTAGAAAACGGACAATTTTGTTTATACCCTAATAACAGAATGAGAGTATATGATAATAGTCTTACACCTGAGATACCGCTGACACCTGATTTCAAAGTCAGCACAGAGTATTATCAAGTTGAAAATGGAAATGACTGGGGAAGACTTGGAGATACTGATGAGTATTTTTGGAAGACCCCTGAGGAGAGTAAAAATGCCGACAAAAAGTAAATCACCAAAACCTACAAACCCTACACTATACGCTAAAGTTAAGGCTGAAGCTAAAAGAAAATTTAAAGTATACCCATCAGCGTATGCTAATGGTTGGTTAGTAAGAACCTACAAAGCGAGAGGCGGTAGTTACAGATAATGGCTAAACCTTCTGGAGGACTTACTGCTTGGTTTGGTAAAGGACCTAAAGGTGATTGGGTCAATATTGGTGCGCCTAAAAAAGATGGAAAATTTCAACCGTGTGGTAGAAAATCAGCAAAAAAAGGTGGAAAGTATCCTAAATGTGTACCTCGAGCTACTGCTAATAGAATGACAAAAGCTCAAATTAGAAGTGCCGTTGCTCGTAAACGTGCGGCAGGTAATCCTGGCGGAAAACCTAAAATGGTTTCAACTTTTGCTAAAAGAGGCAAGAAGAAAAAATAGGCTATGAATAAAAAACCTAAAGTTAATATTTCAAAATTATTAAAAAAATATAAATCTGGAAAAAGTATTGGCTCTACAAATCGAGCAAGGCTAGTTGCAAGAGGTTTAGTTGCTAGAAAAAGTGGCCCGCATAAAGGTAAAAAGAAAGATCTTGGTAAGAGAGGTAAAAGTTAATGTATAAATGTGTTAAAGAAGATTGTAATTGTTTAGTAGAAGAAGAGTTTACTCACTGTAGTCATGATTGTCAAGATGGCAACAATTGTGGTTGTGAAGGATGTGACTGTGGCTCCGAGGATTCCTAGAAAAAAAGGCCAACCAGCAGGTTCTAAAAAACACAGTGATCTGTATACTGATGAAAACCCAAAAGGCACTATAAAAAAACTAGGATTTAAAACTGTAGCTACGGCACAAGCTAGTGTTCGTAAAATAAAAGCTTCAAGCCGATCTCATGCTCATAAAACTCAAGCAGCAATTGCTATGGAACAGAGGGCAAGAGTTATGGGTAAGGTCGGAGCTGCAGCCGTTTATAGAAGATTTATCAATGCGCAGAAAAAGGTTACTGCGAAGAGGAGAAAAAAATGATTACTTGGATTAAAAACAGAATTAAAGAAATGACAACTTGGAATGGTTTTGCATTAATTGCTGTAGGTTGTGTAATACTGCTTGCTGGAGCATTTGTTGAGTATGCTGCGTATGCTGCTATCGTTTATGGACTTTGGTCTATTTGGAAAGCTGATTAAATTAAAATTTTAGTTGTGGGTTGTAGCCTATCTACTTGTAGTTGGGAGTACGACGCTGAACATACAAAAGACATTAGAAATACATCTCACCCAGGTTGGTGGAAACAATTAAACACTGACCACCAGTACGAAGTTCATGCTTTTATAGCTGGCGGTCTTTATACTTACTTGAGTTTTTTTAAATTAATTAAAGATAGACTTAAAACTTTTGATGCAGTCATACTTCAAGAGACCTTTGAGCCTAGAATATCAAAATTACCTAAAGAATATTTAGACTTTATCATGTATGATAATTGTAAAGTATACACTTATTATTGTAATAGACCGCCAGTGGTCTATAACAAAGTAAATAATTACTTAGCTAAGTGTGTAAACCAAATTGATACGTTACTTAATAGTTATGGTATTCCTACTTATGTATTTGCATGGCATAAAGAAAATAATGATTATAAGTGGGCAAAGTACTTAGGAATTGATTATTTAAGTAAAATGTTTTTTTTTAATAAAAACTATCATGTATTTACCTCTAGTTGGTTCGGTCATTTTAATCTAGAAGGAAATGAAAAAATTGGTAAAATAATAAATAGAGAGTTGAGGAAAAAATCAAATGGGCGAATATAATAATAAAATAATGGCTGAATTTAACCCACCCCGTAAATGGATTCTTGGTAGAGAACTATCTTATGCTACAGAAGGTTTAGATTCTGAAGATGTAAACGCACTTAAACAAATAGGTGTTACGATGACTAAAAAACAAATTGGACTTGAGTTGTGTGATCAGATTACAGTAAAAGCAGGCTTTGTTACAGATTTAGCATCAGTTCCTAGACTTATGTGGTGGTTAATTGCTCCTTTTGATGTAGCAAGAGCTGCTATTATACATGATTTATTATATAAAACAATCAGACAATATCGTTGGAACAATAAAGATTCAGAAGACGACAGCTTAGTTAAAAAAGCAAAAATTGCAGCTGATAAAGTATTCTTACTTGGAATGAAAGATGCCGAACCTAGAATACCAAAATGGAAAAGTTACCTTTCGTGGAAGGCAGTTGACTTATTCGGTAACGGCTCTATAATTCCAACCAAAGATAATATTTAATGGTATATAGAGCTAGATGCAATTGCCCTTCTTGTAATTATACATATGAAATATGGTTAGATCAAGGTAAGACTTGTTTTGATGATTTAGTAGCTTGTGATAGGTGCAATACTTTATATGATCCTTTAGATTTTATTTCTCAGTTTTTAGAACTACGAACTAATGCTACAATCAGTTCTAAATTAATACACTCCGAAGTATAATTCAACTTGCTAACTCCTATATTTTTTGATATATTTAGTTATATTAATTAGTAGGAGATAAATATGGCAAGAGGTAAAAGAAAAAGTGGCGATACTTACACTTCAAAAGGTGAAAGACCTAATGTGTCTAGAAGTATAACAAAAGCTACTAGAAGAGTATATATAGCTACCCCAATGGCTAGACTTAATAATCAAATTAAAGCTTGGTTACAAAGTAAAAATGTTATGCTCACGATTCCAAATCCCAATAAAAAAGAAACTAATAAACCAATGATTAGAGTTCCAGCTATTGAAGTTTGGGGACGACCTAAACCTATGCAAGTCAAGATGAGGAGTTAATATGTCTTCTAAAAGATCGCAAGGAGCAAATGCTAATTACTCAGGTAAAGGTTTTGAACAAGATTGTAAAGGTTGGTTGGAGAGTCAAGGATATGAGGTATCAAAATATTCTTACGAGGCTCTTTGGAACAATCCAGACACAAAAAATTTAAATTCAACTGATGCTTGGTTAAAAGAGTACGGTATTCAGATAGAGTGTAAAAACCAAAATGGTCAAGGAACTGCAGATCAGAAATTTGGTACTGAATTATGGAATGCTCTTAAAAAAGTAGAGTGTAAGCACTATGCTATTGTTTACGGAGGGTCTTGGTGGGATAAAGGTAGAGGATTAGCTATCTACCATGCGGCTAAAGACATGGCTGAAGAACTTTCAGCATTATCAGACAAAAAACTTCATGTTTTTAAATTTGAAGAGTTCAAGGAGTGGTTATTTGAGCAGACAAAAACAAGGTGTGCGGCTTAACGCAACCGATTTTTATCCAACACCTAGTTGGTGTTATAAAAATTTAGAGATAGATTGGACTCAATTTACTTCTGCACTTGAACCGTGTAGAGGTGATGGTCGTATCTATGACTGGTTAAAAACACACATAAGTGACGTAGACTATTGTGAAATCAGAGAAGACCGTGACTTTTTAGAGTATAAAACAGAACGAGACTTAGTGTTTACTAATCCTCCATTTTCTCTAGCACAAGAATTCATAGATCGGTCTGTTTCAATCTCTAACACTGTATTTATGTTGCTACGTATTAATTATTTAGGTTCTATCTCTCGTCATGAATGGTGGAAAGCTCAGCCTCCTGTGGCAATGTATGTGTTATCAAAACGACCATCATTTACAGGTAAAGGAACTGATGCTACAGACTATGCATGGTTTGTTTGGGATAAAACTGAACGTATTACTCGAGGAATACATTTTGTATCTCCTCCCTCTAAAGAGCAAGCCACAGAAGACAATAAACTATGTGCAGAAGCACTAGCTACAATGGAGAATTAATATGCCTGAAGGTCCAGAATGCACTAGAACTGCAAAACAAGTTAATCGATATGTTAGAGGATTAACGCTAGTCAATGTTAATATCATTTCAGGTAGATATACTAAAAAACTACCTGACGGCTTTGACGAGCTTATGAGTTTTTTACCCTTAAAAGTTAATGAAGTTACTGTTAAGGGTAAGTTTATTTACTGGTTATTAGATAAAGAAGTTAGTATTTGGACTACTCTTGGCATGACTGGGAATTTCAAACTACAACCATCTAAACATACACGTTTAGCATACTATTTTGATGATGGGAGTGCTGTTTATTATAACGATCAACGAAACTTCGGTACTACAAAATTTTGTTTTAATAGTCACTCTTTACTTGCAAAACTTGATAAGATAGGGCCAGATATGTTAAATAACCCTTGCACACTTGAAGAGTTTAAACTCAGAGCGAGTAAAAAACCTAAATGGTCTGTTGTAAAATGGCTTATGGATCAAAGTCAAATCAGTGGTGTTGGAAATATTTATAAAAGTGAATCACTATTTTTAGCTGGAATATCTCCTTATAGAATAATGGAATCACTAACAACTAATGAATTGGAGAAATTATATAATGCGATATGCAAAATTTTACAATCAGCCTACCAAGATGGTGGAGCTACTATTCGTAACTACAGCGATTTATATGATAATCATGGGAAGTATACTGCTTTCCCATCTAATATAGAAAGCATACTTGAAGCTCGTTGGGATAACAAAGTTATGTGCTACGGTAGAAAAGAGGATATATACGGCAATCCTATCCAAAAAGTAACACTTGATGATCAACGTACAACTTTTTGGAGTCCGATAGTACAAACTTAAATACTATTAATCTATGGGAATTGAATGAAAAATATACTAATTACTGGAGCTAGTAGAGGTATTGGCAAATTTTTTGCTGATGCTTATAGTGTTAATAATAATGTTATTGGCTTATCCTCAAAGGATATCGATTTTAGAAACGACTTTCAACCTCCTATATTTTTAAAAGAGATGACATACGACACAGTTATACTAAACGCAGGTATTACTAATTCTTACTGGAAAACAACCACTGGAAAAGCTGATTGGGAAACCATGATGACTGTTAATGCTTTTAATCAAATCAGGTTTATACATGAGTTGTTACCTAACATAGTAGGTAAAATTGCAATTATAAGTTCAAATAGCGGGTCTATTTATCACATTAAAAATGTAAGAAGTTATGATTTTGATGACTTAGGCTATAAATTTAGTAAACATGTATTAAATATGGCAGGAGTTTGGTTATCAAAAAAAGCGACTGTTCCAGTTGTTATTTTACACCCAGGATCTATACTTACGTATAGTCCTCCGATTAAGGGTAAGAAGTATACCAGTGGAATTACAAACGTAGCTCAGATGATTGACTTAATTGAGAATCTTACTATGAAAGACACAGGAAAATTTGTAAGATACGATAAAAAACCGATGGAATGGTAGTCACGTTATGTTTGACAATAACTTAATTTTATATTATTATAAGACATGAAAAAAATAAGAAGAAAAACAAAATCAGAATTGGAGAGAGAGCATGCTGCCTTTTTGGCTAGAGTCGGCTACACCCCCAAAAAACGTAGATTGGCCAGCACAAAACCGTCGGTCAAACAAAATACTCCGTACGTTAGGCCTGGTAGTGGTGTGTCTTGTAGTAATACCGTTTGTGCTATAAGTTATAAGAATAAAAAAGTCGGTGTACAGAAATACACTGTTGCTCCTGCTTACAATAAAGGCGCATATCAATTAATTACTAAAGAAAATGTAAAGGATATAGGAAAATGAAAGTTGGAGATCAATTATTAAAGGCTGCTTTAGCACAAGCTAAAGGAGAGTTAGAAGTACACAAAGCAAATATTTTAGTTTATCAAACCATGCCAGCAGGTATTGGTGAGCATAGTGATATAACTGAAGCTGTGATAGCGGAACTTGATAAAATGTCTGCTGCTAATGATAGAATAGAGATGTTAAATAAATATTTTGATGTGAAATGAAAATAGCAGAAAAAGTTAAATTTAATAAATTCGCATATGATTACACAAATGCGATTGAAAATAAAATAAGGGATTATACTGATTTTAATACTTTTGCTCTAGCCTCTGCAAAATTTGACTGGAGTAAAAGAAGAACTAGATCAAGGGGTGGAATGTACGCTTGGGGTCTAGGAATTAGTATAGGAATGTATGGTGCTACTAAGTATGATCCCGAAGGAGTGCATAAAGTATATGAATACAGATCCTACGCCGCTGATCCTATTATTGGTTCCATTTATATTCGTGATCCTATCCATGGTTTACGTATGATTATTTTACATGAGCTTGCTCATACCATGCAATACTATCATTATAAAAAACATAACTACCGTTGTACACCACACGGTAAAATGTTTAAAAGATGGTACAAAATGTTACGAGTTGACTTTTTAAATGACGACCTACCAAACCAAATCGTAGCAAAAAACGAATATGAAAACAACATAAGAAAACTTGTTGCATGAAAATTTTACATGGAACTTTTGATTTACGTAATGTTGAGTTGCGGCGAGAAATAAATGAACCTTTACTAGACACCTCTGGTTTTGACAATATTCGTGTTAATCAGTATTTTTGTATGAATTTTAATGATGAGATCATTAGAAGTAATTATGAGTATGAGCCTAAAATTCTTAGATACGCTTCTATGATGCTACAAGATTTTTTACAAAACGGTCAGTGGAATAACCCTATATCTCTTTACATAGATAGAAACAAAACTATCAGAGCACATCCAGGTGCTTCACGTGTATTATTAACTAGATTTTTAGGCTATAATAAAGCTAAATGTATTACTATCGCACAAGAAAATGAGTTTCAATACTTTCCAGAAATGACACCTATCTCTAAAAAACAGTTTAACGCTGAGTATCCAGATTTAACTGTAGAGGCATTACCTAACGAAAACAAAGAAAATGACGATTTAGATTACCTTAAAAGACATAATATGTCTATTTACTATAAGTTTGACCATTTTGAGATAAGACCAAAAAATTACAATATGGGAAATCATTATACACAAAGTAATCAAGATGTTCAATGGGGCAATAAAATACTTCTATCTTTATCTCATAAACTACCCGTTTACACAGATATGTCACAAGAAGACTTAGATAATCTAGTAACTTGGCAAAAACCTGGATATATGGATTCTTATTTAAATTCATACCTTAATGGGCAAGATCGTTCTAAGTACGATAAAAAACCTATGAGATTAATAAAAGAACCACTGGAAAATATTTCACTAGTAAAACATAAATATAAATATGGTTGCGCATTAAAAATTGATAAAAAAATTCAGTATAATCCATGGGAATTGTTAATCTTTATTCACTGTCAATTCTCAAAACTCTGTACCTCCGATAAATCTGTAGAGTTAATACATCTAGGAGCTGAAGGTCGACCAGAGGGAATTTTACCAGATAGGTATAGTGATGAGAACTATAAAGGTGCAAAAAGTAAGTTTGAAGTTGCCTTCTAATAAATTTTAAGTTATTATAAATGATAATTCAGTGAAACTCTTAGACTTTATAGCAAGAGTTTCATCAGAGGGGGAGACAAGGTGAGCAGTTATCTGCTCGCCTTGTTGTTTAAATGATTATAGATTCTTTACTTTCCGCACTTCACACCATATTTTCAGTAGATCATCTCATATTTTTAATTTTAGGGTTAGTCGTAGGTTTGATATCAGGATTAATTCCTGGATTAAGCGGGGTTACCTGTATCTTAATGTTATTACCTTTTTTAGCTTACGTTGAGCCTTCACAAGCATTGGCTCTGATAGCTTCTTCTTTTGCGGTAACCTCAATTTCAGATTCTTTTAGTTCAATACTGCTTGGGGTGCCTGGTACTGCTTCCTCACAAGCTACAATTGTCGATGGTTATCCGCTAGCAAAACAAGGTAAACCGTATGAAGCACTTGGAGCTGCTTTTACATCGTCTTTTGTTGGTGGTTTGATTGGTGCTATATGTTTGTCTGTTTTTATTTTTTATGCAAAGCCTATTGTATTAGCATTTACGGTATCTGAGTTGTTCATGTTATGTTTTCTTGGATTAACTTTTGTTGGTCTTTTACATAGAGAAAACTCTTTTAAAGGCATTTGCGCTGTATTTTTAGGATTAGTTTTGGGTACAGTCGGTTCATCAGTTTTAACTGGTGAGCATAGATTTACTTTTGGATCATGGAATTTATATGAGGGAATAAATCCAATACCTTTTGCTCTAGGGATATTCGCTATGCCAGAGATACTTTCAATTTTTATCACTAAAACTTCTCCAATATCTAAATCTTATTCAATAAGTGGTGTTTTATACGGAGTTAAAGAAACTTTTAAAAATAAATGGATTGTTTTTAAATGCTCTTTACTCGGCACTTTTGTTGGAGCTATCCCTGGTATCGGTGGTTCTGTTATTGATTGGTTGGCTTATGGTGTTACCTCTGCTACTGTAAAAGACAATAGTAACTTTGGAAAAGGAGACATCAGAGGAGTAATCGGTCCAGAGAGTGCTAATACAGCTAAAGAGGGTGGCTCTTTAATTCCTACTTTATTATTCGGTATTCCTGGTTCAGGTACAATGGTAGTTTTCTTACTGGCTTTAGACTATCTTGATATGTACCCCTCAGTTACTTTTATACATGATCATTTAGATATGGTATATACGATTGTTTGGTCTGTTGTTTTTGCCGTTTTATTTGGCTCACTTATATGTGTGTTTTTTTCAAAACTTTTCATAAAGTTTTTAGCAATTAAATATTACTTATTAGCGCCAATACTATGTGTAATTGTTTCATTATCTGTATATTTTATAAATGAGTCTTTTTTTGACTTATTGTGTTTATATTTTTTTTCAGTATTAGGTATCTTTTTAAAAAAGGAAGGATGGTCAAGACCAGCTTTGTTACTTGGTTTTATACTGTCAAATAATATCGAAAAATACTTTTATCAGACTATAGAGATATATGGCTTTGAAATGTTTACAAGACCTTTTACATTACTTATTATATTATTTACTATTTTTGGTTTATATAAAATGAAACATAACAAAGACACTATTAGCGATAGCTCATTTTTATTATTTCCAGCATGTTTCTTTTTTATAGTGTATGCTATTTCCCTATTGAATACAGATTTTTTAACAAACATTTTTCCTTTGTTCTGCATTTCATTATTTTTCTTATACCTTGGAGGTAAAAAAGTCTTATGATTACTAATTCTAAGGTTGTTATTGAGAGACCTGTAAAATACTTATACAATAATAAACTTTACGGCTCATCGTTTAAAGCTTTAACTACTGCTCTAACTGAGGGAAAAAGCCGACTTACAAGGTTTGGCGCGTCATCTGATATTATTAAACCTGTCTTATTTAATGATCCAAATTGGGTTGGTAATATAGATTGGACTTTTGAACCACCAGAATCTTGGGATACTTTATGCAAAGAGCGAGCTTTACAACTTAAAGATGAGTTAGGAGAAATTATATTAGCTTTTAGCGGGGGTTCTGATAGTGTACTTGTATTGAATACCTTTTTAAAGCATAACATACCTATAGATGAAGTGGTGATGTGTAGGGGTGACCCTTATCCAGGTTTCGATTATAGTAGTATTGGTTGTGTAAACCCTGCTTTTGAAATTGATAATTATGCGATTCCTTATATTAAACAGATGCAAAGTAAATACAAAAACTTTAATGCAAAGATAAGTGTAAAAACTTCTAGTGAAGGTATTTTTAAAGGCAGATTTCAAAAAAACATATTTGAAACTGAAACTGTTGCATTCGGTATTGACTCAACAGGTATGGCACAACTTTATATTTTAGACCAGGAGTATCTCTATAGAGGTAAAATAGTTGTTAATGGAGGTGTTGAACCCCAAATTCACCTAGATGAAGAGGTTAATAAATGGTATGTACGCTGGTTTGACACTGACAACCTTAGTCAAAACTGTAGAGATAACTATGTTCCTTTTTTCTTAACTCCTGAACTTTTAGTTAAACAAGCGCATCTCTGTATGAAATTAGCTAAAATTAAAGGAGAAACAACTGCCTCAAAAGAAACACACATAGCAGCGAGTAGACCTTTACCTTATGATTACACTACAAATCCATTTAGAAAACTTTATTCACATATGCTAGCTCCTGCTAAAAACCCTTTCGAAAAGTTATTTTTACGACACCCAAAGACCGTCAACACATTGAAAATTTACAAAGTAAAACAAGATTATAGGTGGAGACAGCTTTTTGAAACTTATTATGTAAATGATAAGTTTTTAAATAGACCTGTTGGCGAGTTTATGTTTGGATGCAAGATTGCTCAAGAATATTTGGAAAAGTAGTTGCGTAGTAGTTTTATTTTTTGTACTATTACACTATCAATTTTAACTAAAAAGGAGACAAAATGTTAAAAATAATTCCCGTATTGGCAAGCGTACTTATTGCTTCAACTGCGATTGCTGAGACAACAGTGATTGTTCCTTATAAGAACACCTCTAGTACTCATTTCCTTGCAAATTTAGCAACTGAGCATTTGAGTAAGCAAGTCACTGATGAAAGCTTTAAAGTAAAAAATATTAATGGTGGTAGCGGATTTAAGGCTGCAAAAATATTTGATAACACAGCGAAAGCTGATGGCAAAACTATGATGATTACCTCTGGTACTATAGCAATTAACTATATCTTAAAAGGAGCTGACAAAGCTGGATATGATTATAAAAATTGGAAACCATTGTTTACTCACTCTACTAATGGTGTAGCTGTTATAAAACCAGACTTGATAAGTCTTGATAACATTATGAAAAACAAACCACAAATGATTTCAACTGGAAATAACATTTATGGTTATGATGTGATTATGGCATTGGCCTCCGATATTTTAGGTTGGAATACAAAAATGGTTTGGGGTAACAGTAGTGGTGGTAAATTTAAAGCCTTTATGAGTAATGAGACAAACCTTGACCATCAAACTTATACCTCATATAATAAGAGATATAAAAAAGTTGTTGAGGCAGGAGATGCTATACCTATCTTTTGTTGGGGTGAGATTGTTGATGGACAATACACAAGATGTCCTGACTATCCTAACTTACCACACTTTTTAGAGGTATTAGAGATGTACAATATTCCTACTGATTCAGTAAAAGTAAGAGCGTGGAAACTTGCACATAATGCAGTTCATTACTTAAAAGCTTTTATGGTAGTTAAAAAAGGCACACCTGACAGTACATACAATAAATATGTTGCAGGATATGAAAAAGCACTAATTACCGATGCTTTTAAAACACCTTTTCATAAAAGAGCGGGCACATCAGTTATCACCATTGGTCAGCCAGCGGTGGATAGTTTTGAAAATTTATTTAACACTAAAGATACAGAGGCTTTAGAGTGGCTAAGAAATTTTACAGCTAACTATAACAAATAATTTAATCTACTCTTAATAAGGGGGCTTATGCCCCCTTTTTTTTGTCTATACATTGTAATAAAATTGTAACATTTATATGGTATAATTCTTTCAAATGAGAGTTCAGACGTGATGTAGCTAAGGTAGCGTTTGACCTCATCTTTTTTTTTAGGAGATTTTATATGAAAAAATTAATTTTAACTAGCGCACTATTAGTGAGTTTTACTGCAACAGCAGTAGCTAGAGACCAAGTAAGTATTGCAGGATCAAGTACTGTACTTCCCTTTGCGAGAATAATCGCTGAACAAGTAGGAAAGACGCCAAATATCAAAACACCAGTTGTAGAATCAGGTGGTAGTTCAGTTGGTAAAAAAGGTGTATGTGATGGTGTAGGTACAAAGTTTATCGACATTGGAAATGCTTCTTCAAGAATGAAAACTAAGGAATTAAAATACTGTGATAAGAACGATGTTAAACTAACTGAAATTAAAGTTGGTTATGACGGTATTGTTGTTGCAAGTAGTAAAAAAGGTATTCAGTTGAATATAAGCAAAGCTGACTTAGCTAAAGCATTAACTGCAAAAGTTCCAGTAGACGGTAAGATGGTAGACAATCCATATAAAAAATGGAGTGATATCAATCCATCTCTTCCTAATTTGGATATCAGAGTTTATGGACCCCCAACAACATCTGGTACAAGAGCATCATTCGTTGAGATGGTAAATGAAAAAGGCTTTTGTAAAAAAAGTAAAGAAGTTAAAGCTATTGGTTATAAAGCAAAGAAGTGTAGAGCCATGAGAACTGACGGTGCATTCATCGAAGCAGGTGAGCAGGATAATCTAATTGTACAAAAGTTAATTGAAGATCCAACAGCATATGGTATTTTTGGTTTCAGTTACCTAGATCAGAACAGTGACACTCTTAATGGTGCAATCATAGATGGTGGTGAGCCAACATTTGAAGCAATTGCAGACGGTGACTATGCAGTATCAAGGGCATTGTACTTTTATGTTAAGCATCAGCACATAGGTGTTGTACCTGGTATAGAACAGTATATGGCTACTTGGGTAAAGAATTGGAATGAAGAAGGCATATTATCAGATGCTGGTATGATTCCAATGCCAAAAGAAGAAAGAGCAAAGTATGCTAAAGCAATGAAAGAATTACCATTGTTAACGGCAGATATGCTTAAAAAGTAAAAAACATACATTTTAATTAAAAAGGAGCTTGCCATAAGCTCCTTTTTTTGTTATTATAACATATAATAATCAGAGAGGTGGTAATGCAATATGTTATTAGGCGAACAAGATACTCATCAGAAATTACAAAGTTTGAAGACCGTACTTATCCTTCAGGCACATACACTATCACAGATACTAGGTGTTTTTG